CTGGGTTTTGATTAGTTGCTCCAAAGTTACGGAAATAAACAACCTTCTGACCAATGATTTGCAAGAAGCCATCGTGAAGTCTACGAACTCTAACCGTAGTTGCAGGTATGTGTCCGATATATCCAATTTCACCTTCTACGCTTCTTCCTACTTCAATAAATCCATTTCCAGTTGCCTGAACATCTGTAAAAACCTTTTCCATAATCTTTGTAAAAGAATCATCGTCATTAAGGTTTTCTAACCAATCACGTATTTCAATTTTCATTCTTTCAACACGCTTGCGTGCACGCTTTACTTTGTCTTCATCTTCGCTCATTTCAAAACGAAGAGATGTGCTATCTGTCATATCAAAACGATACCCAAGGCCAACAATGTTTTCTACCTTAGCGTCAATAGCGGCGTGGTTAGCAAATGAGGTATCGTAAAAGTTTGCCAATTCATACATATTGTATGGTGGAGTAATAACGTCAAACAGACCGTAACCATTACGATATACAGTTCCTGGGTTTATCTGCTTAGAACCAGAGTCTTGTCCAGATGGCATAGCATTGGCAGAATCTAGATATGCTTCATCTCCAATTGCCTTATTGACAACTCTAGAAACTCTTCTTTTAAAGTTTTGATCAAGTCCAGAATAGTCCTTAAGACTTTCCCATGACTTAATAAAAGGGTCTTGGTCTTTAAAAAGATTTTCGGCTTCTTCTTGTGTATTTAAACTTGCTTTAATTACAGGGTATTCGTTATTCATCTAATGCACCTCTGCCATACTTATCAACTGTATCCTGTGCAGCCTTCCAAGCACCAAGATCGTTCATTGAAGGAATTAATCCCTGCTTAAGTCTATCCATCTGCTCTGAATGCTCTTCATCGCTAATTCTAGTAAGTCCCGCAACAAAAACCGCTTCGCCATCTCCAGGATCTCCAAAGTGTTTTGCGGCATTCTTAAGTTCTGCTATCTTAGAAATATCTCCACGCATTGACTCAATGTTAAGGACATTTCCCTCTCCATCAGTAAACCACTTACCTGTTGACTTCTTGTATACGTACAGCCCCCAGTTATATTGTTTATCTATGACCTTTTTGCGTACATTACTTACAAGAGGCTTGCCAGTTTTTTGACTAATTAATGGATTCATAACCATTAGTATACCATATTAGACTGGAGTGATTACAGAACTTGACCACTCAATAGTATCATAAATCTTTAGTTTATCTGAGTCAAGGGTCATCCCTTGTTCATCATCTATTATAATCTTGTTTGTCCCAATATAGGTTTTGTATATTTCTGATGGATTTACCCCGTAAGTTGAGGAGGTTGATATTACCAACATTCCGTTCCAAGAGTAGTTGGTTTCCCAGTACTGCCAGTCAAAGTTGGTACCATCTTCGGTTTTTACATTTGCCCACGGTCTTTTAATAATACTTTGAATTTGTTGAAGGTCGCCTGCCTGATAATATGAAATATTATTAAATACTCCTGGACCATTGATATTTATTGATCCCAAGAAGGAGTCAAATATTAAGGATGATCCAAAAGATATTCCAACAACAGTCCACTCTTTAATAGTTATGACTGGCTCTCTAACTATAGAGCCATTTACATAGTAAGAGATTCCATTAACTTCTTCTCCTGTTGAGTTATTTATTGCATATATCTTTGCCCTGCTGCCAGAAGGGTTTGTTGATTTTGTATAAAACTTAATAGTTTCATTTTTATAATTAATTTCAAATAGTTGCACTGGATCGGTGCTGAAAGACTCATCGTCATTTCTATACCAGGTCTGAAATGCGCTAACCCGATAGTTGTTTGCAAGAGTTGTATTTACTGGAAGGGATACTCCACGGTCTACTGAAACAGAGAACTCTCCCCTTACTTCAATTCCAGAATTTTTAGTCATATACAAATATGGGGTACTTCCTTTATATATACTAAAAGGATTCTTAGATTTATAATCATAATAAATTCCTGCTTTTTTGTATGGGAACAAATTATTTCCAAACTTTGTTCCAATAGGATTAAAAGAGTTGTTATTTAAAACTTGAGATGATAGGGATAGGTTTCTCAACGTTATTGACTTTGTTGTGGTGCCGCGAATATTAAATTCTAGGCGATATACTATTGCAAGTTCACTAAAGTCTATAGTTTTACTTGGATAGATTAAAGTATTATTTACAACCTCAAACCTTGTTGTTAGCCATTGTGGATGATTATCTATATCTAAAATTTTTGTTTCTATTGGCTTGTCAATAGTAAGGAAATCGCTAACTGGTGAGTTTGCTCCTTCTGCCACATACTGAAAAGTTATATAACTTTTAACATCGGAGTTATCGGTATTATATATATAGGAAAGAACTGATTGCTCAGCCATATCTAAATAATCTTCCCATCCATTTATAAGCGAGTCGTCAAGATCTCCGTATGTTCTTTGTGTTGGCAAAGAGTATTCATCATATAAATCTAAATAAGAAAAAGACTCAACACCTACATTTTCTTGGGTAACTGTAGATGGCTCTGGGTAGTCCAAGTTAAATTGAATAAAGTCTAGATCATAATATTCATTTCCAACATCATTTGTTACATATTGAGCAAAATACGAAAGTGGCATATAGTCTTCCCAATATCCAGAAATTCCAATGTCTAAGAAAAATGTGTTGTACGCTTCAGTTGGAAGCAAGGTATAACTTGCAGTGTGAACAATGAGTTCATCTCCAGAAGTTGCTATGGCTATTCCATTAGACATAAAGTGATCTGTCAACTCATTAATATTAAATGTAGTAGATATTCCAACAGTGTAAATATATCCAGGAAATGTTTTCGTCCCCGTTTTATCTCCACCAACATACAGCGTAAGTCCTCTTCTGTTTCCAAAGAAGGTTGCAATGTTTCCACCAAATGTTTCAATTAGTTTATCTATATTTATTCCAACGGCTCTTTTTGTATTTATAATAAGTTCATCTGTTGTAAATAACAGTTCTTCTTCGCCGTTATATGTAAAATAATATTTTATTAAAAGTCCTTCTTTTACTGCACTTATTTTATTTCCAGTAAAGGTGTCTTGGATATCAAAAAGTATCTGTTGAGATGCACTGTTATCTACTGCTTGTACAACTAAATAAATCCCATGTACCTCATCATTTAATATGTCTAGTGTTGGGAAATTAATATACCCTTCTGTACCCTCCCAGTCATTATTAGGTTTTAAACAAATAAACTTTGTACTGCCAGACTGGATGGCATTATTGTCATTATAAAACTCAGTCATTGTTTTTGTTCCAATAGATATATCTGGAAGGTCATAGGATGGTGTCTGCAAAGATGTTGCTGTAGTCACAAGATTATCAAATGTTCCCTGTTGCCACTTAGCAAAACTAGGATAGGAGTAGTTGGCCGTATAGTCAGCAAAAGAATAGTCAATAAAAGCAGAAGTTCCTCCGTAAGCAGAGTTAATGCCTTCTGGAGACTCTACACCTTGACCATATACCCATCTTCGTTTAGCAACAGTAATTGGAACCTGGTATGGATAGATTGCTACACAATCAATTTCTATTTCTGGAACATCCTGATATGAGTAAAATCCAAGCCAGTCTTGAGAGTCTTGATTAGTCTCATTAAGCATTGCTGGAAGAGGGATTGTATCTGTATCAAAAGATAGAAAGATAACTTCTTCTCCGTTAATCAACAAACTTGCAGAATCTTTAATAATACGAACATCAATGAGCATCGGTCTATACCATTCACCAACAAAGTGTGACCGAAAAGCATTTCCAATTTTTAACGTTATAAAACCTGACTCTACATATATTCCATCTGAAGACGCTATAGGTCCAAAAATTTTTCGGGGTTGCGTAGCATCTGAATTAATTCTAGCCCAAAACTCAACAGTGTATTCGTTATATCTTCCCAGTTCATTTAAAAATCCTTGGCCTGGAATAATTAAAGATGGGTTCTCTCCATTGGGAGTAATTTTTGTTACATTAGATGCCCCATACACAAGTGGAATGCTTGTATTTTTTGCAAACAAAGATGTTTCTGATGAAAGATAGTATCCATTGACTCCTGCTAGTCCATAAGGAAAAGCCTCAACAGCATAGTCTTGAGTTATTGCAATATTAGATGGAAATGCTGATATTGATGTTCCTAAAGATGTAGCATGAAATTCTTCAGCCCACTGCCCAGCGGTAATTCCATTTGTATAAAATTCGTAATCAGATGATGTTGCTCCTCCAGCAATTGTAGAAATTTTAATCACTATTCTAAATGTTGCAACTTTGTCAGGAATAGAGAAAGTAGAAGATATAAAAGACCATCTGTTGTATAGTGGATCAGCAAATGTTTCTAGTTGTTCTACAACGGTAGACGTTGCTGGATCCGTATACTCAAAGCCAATAGATACTGAGTCTACATAAATACTATTTGAATAAAAATATGAACCAACCGAAAAAGATCCAAGATCAGAATTCATATTAGAAAAATTGCTTAGATTTGGACTAACCAACTTAATTTCTGCTGTTGAGCCAGAGGGGACAGTTCCAAGAATGCTTGTTGACAGACTATCTTCAAAAGGAGGATCAACAGCGCCACTTCCAGGATCTGTATTAACAGTTGCTCCTGTTACAGTCCACTGAGACTCTATATTTCTTTTAGCCTCTGTAATTAGACTTACATAGTCAGCCTTATCATCAAGTGCCCACATAGCCAGTGGGTGTTCTGAGAAAATCTTTTCTGCATATAGATTTGATGGGTTAGACATAATTCTCCTATCCCCTTATTATAGCAGGCTAGAGTCTAGTAAAACTTAATTTCACAAGCATCTGTAGAACAGTAGGCTTCACCTTCTGCTTCAAGATTTTCTACTCCATCATAAATAGCAGACCAATCAATCTTGCCAATCTTGCCTACATATGAGTTATATTCTTCTCTTGATATTTCTGTATATGGTTGCTGAGGATATGTTTTATTTCCCATTGGAAGAAATGAAACTGCCTTTAATTGACCTTCATACATATTGAGGGCTGGGGCAACAAATTTCTTTTCTTCTTCCTTGTCAAATGAAAGTGTTACAGAAACACCATTGTCTGACCAGTATTTCTGAGCAGTTGCTGCCAAACCAATCTTTTCAAATAGGCTAACCTGCTTCTCTGCACGTTTGTGTCCAGATGCTACTGGAAAATAGACTACTGACGTGTTTGCTGATACTAGGTCTGCTTCAATTTTATATCCCGCTGCTTTAAACAAATGAAGCATTGGATCAGTGTTTCCAAAACGAATAGCACGAAGATAGAATTCTCCGCCAGGACCCCAGTGAACTCCAGGGGTAGCACCAGAAAGAAGTGATACAGATCCTGATGGCTTAACTGTTGTTACACGAACTGATTCACGAACGCAAAGCCATTCTGAATATGAATGATCATATTTACGAATTGTGTTGTATCCCTCATCCATCCACTCACGAGTTGTTGGTAGTCCGTAGGTATCTGCAAATGAAGCAATGCCAGTAAGAGATGTACCAATACGACGGTTTCTTTGCATAATACCGTTTGTTACCTGCCAATGTGTTGGCATCAAAGTAACAGTCTTTCCATAAAGATAAGCAAACTTCAATGTCTTGAGGAAGTCCTCCTTAGATTCATGACGATTTAGGTGCACTTCTACAAGTGTACAAAGTTCGTATGACTCTAATGGCTGCTCCGCACAAGGATTGAAGCCCATAATGCGAGCATCTTTATAATCAGGTGCATCGGCAAGACGACCATAACTACGAGCAACATCTAGCCAGATAAAACCTGGCTCTCCGTTGTCTGCAATTAAATCTACATAGTCTTCATACTTTGTTCCAATTTCAGCAGAAATAGAATTATTACTCATCCATGCCCAACCTGGTTTTTTTGGATCGTATGAATTTCTTTCTGGGAATACTTCTGGATTCTTAAGATTAATAAAACCTTCATCTTCTGGTGTGCCAAGTGCAAGGGTAGCAGAACGACGAACATTTCCAGAAACAACACAGGTACCAATAAGATTAACAATGTCTACAATTGCACGGCTATCAAAGGTTTCTCCCGCTCTAGAGCCTATTACATTACGAATGCGTGTATGGAGATCAATAAGTGGTGCTGGACCGCTAGCAACCCCTCCAAAGCCCTTAATAGGGGCACCTAGGGGACGGATGAGGTCATAGGTAAACTCTTGAATAGGTTGGTTTGCACGAAGGAATGAGTTAATAAGTAATCTAACAGACTCAACCCATCCCTCACGAGTATCTGGGATTTCATAAGTAGATGCTGGCTCTGTTGGCGCATAAATAGACATTTGCTTGTCTTGTCCAAGGGTATCAAACCCTACACCAATACCCAACATTAATGCATCCATTACCCAAGCAAAAAGGGCACCTGGATCATTACGATCAATATCACGAGTAGAGACCATTGCACAATTTTGAAGGGATGCTGAGTTACGCTTCTCCATAGTCATAGGAGTTCCAAATGCCCAGAGACCACGGCCTGGAGGAGTCCACTTTAATTCAAACATTCTTTGGAATGCTTCTTGTGCTGACTTCTGTGCCTTGTTATCATTCCAAGGTAGACGATTATCTTTAGCGTGATTTTTCTGAACTGAATACATGCCCTCGATTACACGACGGCAAACCTCATGCCAGCGTTCCTTTGTCCCGTCTTCTTTAACACGAGAATATGTACGAATAAATGTTACCTCTCCCAACGAGTTAGATCCTGCATCTGAGAATCCAAATGGTGCTGGGATGGTTTGATATTTATTTACAAATTCTTCTGATAGACGAAAAGAGAATACGCTTTCTGACATTTATATACCTTTCAAAGTAAAATTAGATGAGTACTTCTTGATTTACGAAGTAGTCTTAAGTATATCACAAGTTTAAAAAGAAAAACACGCTCAATAAAAGCGTGTAAGTCTTTACTTTAGAGTTAGTACTTTTGGTTTTGCTAAGCCTGTAGTTCACCTATTGGAAAACTATCATCAATTACCCAATTCAAATCTTCTTCTACCCAAATCCAATGACCATCTTCTGTGGGATATGGTACTGGTGATTCCCAGTGACAGGTTTCTTCATTAAGAACCCAAGATTCAAAAGGTTTTGGATGAATAAAAGCATCTCGCTCAGTATCATAAGTACCACCAACGATTGCGTAATTTTTTCTAATGTTTCTATTGTAACTTGTTTTGACCCAGGTACCACCAAGATTATCAATAATCCATTGATAGCCTTCGTCTCCATTTGGATCATTGTTGTCTCCAACAATTACACGAAGAACTTTGTTGTTATTATCTAATTCTGCCCAATGACTCATGCTAATGCACCTGTTTTCAAATATCGGAAAATAACTTTACCTGAACCGCCAGGACCTGAATAAATATTAGGCTCTGGACTGCGTTCGTATCCTGCGCCACCGCCTCCGCCACCAGTGCCTGCGCTGCCACCAAGTCCATAGTTTGAACCATAACTTACGTAGTAGTAACGACCAGAGGCTCCGCCACCAGTTGCTCCACCTGGATTGCGATTGATTTCGTAGGAATTAGCGCCTCCACCACCGCCACCACCGTAGTAGATACTTCCATTCCAATCATTAAATGTGGTAGTTCCTTGACCTATACCTGGGCTATAGCCACTGCCATTGCCTCCGTTTGTTCCACCTGCACCACCTGGGCTACTTAAGCCACCTCTACCGCCGCCGCTGCCGCCGTTGCCGCCAGCACCGTTGGAACCAGTACCGCCGCCGTTGCCGCCTGCAGCAGTAACCACTCCAGCAGATGACGCACCACCAGCACCGCCAGTATTATAATTAATTACTGCAGCACCACCAGCGCCTACTACAACTGGAATGGTTGCTGGAGATGTACTCCGACCTGTGGAAAGAGTTGTGTAACCGCCACCGCCTCCGCCACCTTGCGTGCCTCCGCCACCGCCACCGCCACCTGCAACGAATACATCATAATTCAAGGGTGAGTTTGTAACAGTAAAGTCTCCACTAGCAGTAAATGTTCTGTAATAATAGGTGGCATCAGAAGTAAGTGTTCCACCAGTAACCGTTGGTAGAGGGTTTGGAATTATTGTATTAGATGCAGAAGATTGAGCACTTGCACCGTTGGCATTTACTGCGGCAATAGTAATTGTATACTCAATACCTGATGCAAATGAGCCTGTAACTGTTAGTGGTGTTGAGGTGCCAGCAGAAACTGTAAGAGCAATAGACGGAGTAGAAGTTGCAGTATAACTTGTTATTGATGAGCCGCCTGTTGCGCCTGCAGTAAAGGGTATAGAAACCGTAGTAGCGTTTGTTCTTGTAACAGTTCCAATAGTTGGAGCCTGTGGAACAGTAGATGGTGTTAATGAAGAAGACGAACTGGTTACCTCTGAGTTTCCATTAGCGTTTGTAGCAACTGCCCTAAAAGTATATGATGTTCCAGAAGTTAATCCAGCAACTGTGACTGGGCTTGTACCACTTCCTACTAATGATCCTGGAGTTGAAGTAACTGTAAATCCAGAAACTGCTTTTCCACCTGTTGCATTTGCAGTGACTGGAACTGAAGCAGAAACGGTAGAACCAAATGCTGCACCAGTAACATTTGTTGGGGTGCCAATATTAGGTGTTTGAGGAACAGTAGTTATAGTTGCTGAGTTAGATGCTGAAGACGCCAATGCATTTCCATAACCATTAGTTGCTGTTACTGTGAATGTGGCTGAGGTTCCAACTGGAATGCTTGAAACTACGATGGGAGAGGATGATCCTGATGCAGAGTAACCACCACTTGTAGATGTAACAGTATAACTTGATACCAAACCTCCACCAGCGTTTGGTGTAAATGTAACACTTGCTGCACCGTTATCATATGCACGGCCTGTTCCTACGTCAGTTGCTGTTCCTATTGTTGCAGATAAAGGAATAACACCTAGTTGAGACCATCCAGCAGCGGTATATACTTCAATGTAGCCAGTTTCAGTATTTGAATAAATATCACCTAAAGTAGGAGATTCTGGGCGAGCAAGATTATTGCCTACTTCATATCCTTTTGGAAGTGCTGGCTCTGGAAAAATAAACTTTGCCATATTTTAACCTCTTTCGTAGACTTAACAATATAAACATATTATATCACCTATTTATCCTGGCAACGCTAAAAATCTCTTCCCTTGACCTTCATTGAGTAGCCATCTCTCCAAAACTCCATATTAGAATACTTATGCTTAATATAATCAGACAGAACATCTACTGAGGTTGATGGCATTGATAGGGAATTTCTTATGGTATGAAAGTTTTCAGGGTATCCCATTTTTATATCATTATCTACCTCTAATTTTACTATATTATTAAAATCATGATCATAATCGGGTAACTCTAAAAACTTATAAATACCAGACATTGTTTCTTTAGGGTTTAATACTAAATTAGTATATTCAACAATATGAAAATTTCCTTTATTGTTTGGATTTACAGCAGAGGCAACAGAAACCAGACCCCTATCTATAACACTACCCCCCTGCATTAGATATTCGCATATACAATCTTCACTAGAGCGATACATGTTATTAAAAGCATTGTTGGCAATAACATCACTTTTTAAGAGGTCAGAGTTTAAGCCGATAAAGGAGGCAAGAATCTCTAAAATATCACGTACTGTAATTATTATCTTAGGCTCATTTGTAATATATTTTTTTATTAAATTAAGATTTTCTGGCATTCCCCAGTCTTTTTGCCTATCAATTATTACAGGTTTTTCTATATCCTCATAAAAATTATTAGAAAAATAAGAAAGAAGTCTCTCTCCCCTATTCTTGTTATCTTGATTGCGCTGTACGCTATCTAGATATTCTAAAGATTTTGAGTGGTGCCACATTAAATCAGGAAGTGGACTTAGTGGACTAGTATATATATTTGGATTTTGATTCAATATTGCTGATAACAGGGTGTTGCCACTTCTTGGTAAACCCGCTAAAAAATGATATGTTTTGTTCATAAGATAAGTATATCAACAAACTGGAATCATTGCAAGATTAAGCATTAAAATCTAAAAATATAAACTACACCAGGTGCACCTATACCGCCTACGCCTGCATGTGGATAAGTTCCGTTTCCACCACCGCCGCCACCAGAGCCATAGCCTGTGCCGTTGCCTCCAGAACCAGACCCAACGCCGCCGCCGCCGCCTGTACCAATTCCTGATCCAGCGCCAGCGCCACCACTAGATTTAGAACCGCCGCCACCGCCGCCTGTAGTACCATTGACTACAAATGGATAAATTTTTGATGTTGCTATAGCAGCACCGCCAGCACCGCCGCCACCGCCGCCACTTGAACCGCCTTGGCCGCCAGAAGAAACTACTGTAGCGCCAGTTACGCCGCCCTGTCCAACTCCACCGCCGCTGCCATATGGCCCACCTCCTGCACCAAAAGCAGTAATTCCTGCAAAAGTTGTATTTCCTCCACCATTTCCGTTGCTATAGCCTCCACTTGGTGTTCCACCTGCTCCTATTACAACAGGCATAGAGCCAGTAAGTTGTACAAGTTTTCCTCCTACACCACCAGGACCTCCACCTCGTCCACCAAAATAATCACCTAGGCCTGTTCCACCACTGCCTCCTCCACCTACAACAATTGCATATCCATATCCTGATGTACTTGTACCAGTATATGTCGAAGTTGCTGTAACTGTGTCAAGAGTTCCACTAATAGCAGAATTTGAAATTGGAAAAGAAACCTTAGTTATTGTAACGGCAATGTCTGATCCTGTGTCTGTCCATGCACGAATAAAAGAAACGGTAGATGGTATGTTTACACTAACTGTTCCACTTGCTGTAACAGCACTAGCAACAAGAGTTGCTACACCAGAATAAAATTCAATTGTTGTTATTGTTGAATTAACACATGTAACTGTATAAATTGCTGGGTCAAGATTTACTGATCCTTGATTTATAGAATTAGCAGTAGCAATAGTAAATGTATTAAGATTAAGTGTTGACGTTACTGCTGCTGTTGTTGCTGCTGGAAATACTGAAATAGCCATTACTCTACCTCAATTTCAACCCAGGATACTGAGTCTTCATCCCAACTGTAAGATTTTGGATTTTCAGCATCAACTTCTGGATAAGCGACTGGGGCAGTCCAACCAGAACCACCGTCTGTTACCCAACTAGGATATGGCTTACGAGTAATAAATGTTCCGTTAGAATAAGTACCGCCAGGCTCTGCTGGCTCTGTTGTATATTCAACACAAGTTGCGCCAGTTACCTCTTCTGCAATAGCCTTAGATTCAGCAACAATGGTATTTACTACAATGCCGTCTTCAATAATTGCAAAGTTCATCGTTGTACCCCTTAAGAAATCTCTACACCGCTAATATGAAAGCGAACAGTAGTTGCTGATGCAAGACCAGCAATGATCTTTGTGGTAGCAAGTACCTGCTTTAGATCAAATGCTGCTGTTGAGTTTGCGGCAATTGCTGCATCCTTAAATAGGTCAACAGAGTCAACGGTGATTGTAAATGTAGCAGCAGTGGCTGCTGAGTTAGTTACCACAATATTGCTTATAACTGTAGTTGTATCAGCGGGTACTGTGTATAGTGTTGCACTTGATGTTGCTGCTGCTGTTCTAGCAAGAGCCTTTGTTAATGTAGCCATTAGTTACTACCTTTCCGTAGTTTAGATTGCGCCCATAAGGAGCAAGGTTAGTTCGTCTTTTACACTTCCTGGACCGTTGAGTACAATATCTGTTAGTCCAGATAGTGTTGTTACTGTTGCACCTGAAGCAATTGATGTTGAACCAATTGTAGGAGCAGAGTATCCTGCAAGCGTTGCCCAAGAAGTTGAAGTTCCATCTGTTGTAAGGTACTTACCTGAATTGCCAGACTGTGCTGCAACTAGATCAGTACCGTTATACTTTAGTGTTTTTCCTGAAGCAAGATTGATATGCTCTGATGAAGTCCAGGCATCTGTAGAGTCTACCCAGTTAAAGGTCTTATCTGTTGCACCCTTTAATGTTATACCGCCACCATCTGCAGTTGTATCTGTAGGTGATGCTACATCTGCAAGAACGATATTCTTGTCTTCTACTACAAGATTCGTTGAGTTAATATTTGTTGTTGTTCCGTTTACAGTTAAATTTCCAGAAAGAGTTAAATCTGTTCCTGATACCGCTCCAGTAAATGTTGCTCCTGAAAGCGCTGCTACATTTGCAACTAAAGCAACTGTTCCTGATGCATCTGGAAGAGTAATTGTACGATCTCCTGTTGGTTCTCCAGCCTCTAAAGTTGTTTCAAAATCATCTGCTGTTGCACCTTCAAATATGATGTTATGTGGTGCTGGGAGATATATACCGTGAATGGTTGGTGTTTGTCCAGTAGCAGTGATTGTAGGTCCATTTATTGTTGGTGTAGTTAATGTTTTGTTTGTAAGGGTTTCTGTTCCAGCAAGTGTTGCTACATCTGCATCGCTAACTGCTGCATTTAATTCAGCAAGAGTTGATGTAACTGTGTTTGTAGCAAGCGAAATTGATTTATTTGTTAAAGTTTCAGTCTTAGATGCAGTTGACTTAGCATCTAACTGAGTTTGAATTGCTGAAGTAACACCATTTAAGTATCCAATTTCAGTATCAGAAACATCTGCTACACGAGCCTGAATAGTTGTTGTGTCTACTGCCAAAGTTAGTGTGTTTGCACCATCGTTATAAGTCTTTGTTATACCTGTACCCGCAGTAAGAGCGGAATCAATAGCATCTTGTGAAAGTTCTGAAATATCAGATGTTAGGGCTACTGTGCCTGTTGCATCTGGAAAAGTAATTGTACGATCTGCTGTAGGATCTGTTATTGCAAGGGTAGTTTCAAAGTCGTTAGCAGTTGCACCCTCAAATGTAATGCTTGAGCCAAAAGCAGGGTTTACTGTTGAACTAGCGTCAATAAAGTAATCAAGGTTAATCCAGTGATTTGTGCCATCACCAATTTTAAATTTATTTGTATCAGTCTCGTATCCAATTTCACCTGCGTTGAGGATTGGACCATTACCAGTGTTTGTTGAAATCCATTGAGCAGCAGTACCTCTGCGCTGTTGCATTCTTGTTGCCATTTATAGTCTCCTCTTTCGTGGTGTCTTATAGTATTATATCAGATAATTAACTGAAATTATCTAATGGGCTTCCGCCATCGTAACTGTTAGTCCAGTATTCTGAATCATAAAATCCTGCAATTTCAGTTGATGTAAAGATTGAATCATAAAAGCCTGCATCTTGGAATATTGAAACAATAAGTCCAGTTCCATCAATTGCAGTATCGTGGATGTGCTGTCTAAGATCAGCGGTATCTGAAAATGTTGCAATCATAATCCAGTCAGCCTGATCAGTAGAATATACTGATACATGGCGTGATACTGTATCAAACCATAACTGCCCATTTACTGGGTTTGCTGGGGCTGTTGATGCTGGTGCAGCAACTGCTCCTTTGCTATCTACATAAAGTTTTGTTGCTGCATGTGTGTTTTCGGTAGGAGTAGCAACTGTAACAGTTCCTCCAAAAGTACCGCCTTGAGTTACATCTAACCCGTGCTTTACCTTAAAATCTTTATTTACAGTTGCCACTTCTAGCCTCTTTTCTTAATTATGCTTTGATGTAGGTCTTGCTTATCTTAACGGCAGTGTCTGCTGCTGCTGCGGTTACTTGTAGAAGAACATCTCCTGCAGAATAAACTACATTTGTTGTTCCTAGTTCTCCGTTGCTTTGTACATCAGCGTACTCTGTTAGATAAACATTTTCTCCAGTAACGGCAACAAGAAGTTCAATTACTTCAATGTCAGCGCCCTTTTTCATTTGAACAATGTACTTAGCAGCAGTATATGTTGCTGCTGCAAATGTGTCAATTGTTGTTGCTGAAGTTCCAGCAGTTGCAGTTGCAGATCCTGTAAGGGTATCAGCAAATCCGATAGATGTTGCAGTTGCTGCGCCAAGTACTGGAGTAACAAGAGTTGGTGTATTAGCAAATACTAGTGAGCCAGTTCCTGTTTCATCTGTAATTGCTGAGATAAGGTTTGCAGAAGATGGTGTTCCAAGGAAATCGGCAATGCCAGTTCCAAGGGATGTGATTCCTGTACCGCCATTAGCAACAGGAAGTGTTCCTGTAACTCCAGTAGTTAGGGAAACATTTGAAATAGTGTTATTTGCGCCACTTATTGTCTTGTTTGTAAGAGTTTCTGTTGCATCCTTTAGCAATCCACCATTTAAATAGTAGTTTTTGCCAGAAGCAAGGTTAAGGTGTTCAGATGAGGTCCATGCATCAGTTGCATCTACCCATGAGAAAGTCTTATCTGTAGCACCCTTAAGAGTGATACCACCACCGTCAGCGCCTGCATCTGTTGGAGATGCTACTGAACCAAGTGTAAGGTTCTTGTCGTCAATTGTGATTTCTGTTGAGTTAATTGTAGTTGTTGTACCATTAACTGTTAGGTCCCCTGAAAGAACCAAAGATGTACCAGTTGCAGCACCAATGTTTGGTGTTACAAGTGTTGGTGTGTTAGCAAAAACAAGTGCTCCAGTACCAGTCTCATCTGAAATAATTCCAGCGAGTTCTGATGAAGATGTTGCTGCAAGTGCGTTTAACTTATCTGTTGTTACAACAAGAGTCTTTGTGTTTGGAATAGTTGTACCATTGATAGAATCAGCAGTAGCAACACCAAGTGCTGGAGTTGTAAGTGTTGGGCTTGTAAGTGTCTTATTTGTAAGGGTCTGTGTGTTTGTTGTTCCAACTACCGCACCAGTTGCACCATGTGCTTCTGTTGCTCCTGTGTGAGTTGTAAGGTCTGATGCTGAAGCCTTAGCAGCAAGATCAGTAGTAAGACCTGAAATCTTAGACTGAGCAATCGCTGCTGATGCATTAATATCTCCATCAACAATTGTTCCGTCTGCAATCATAGTGCTTGTAACAGTTCCAGTATCTCCAGTAGTTACAAAGTTAGAATCTGTAAGTGCAGCATTAAATTCTGCAGTAGTTCCAGTTACTGTGTTTGAACCAAGTGATATTGACTTGTTTGAAAATGTGTTTGTTGAAGATGCGCTAACTGTGATATCTGAAGTAAGTGCTACTGTACCAGTTGCATCTGGAAGTGTGATTGTGCGATCTGCAGTTGGGTCAGTTACTGCAAGTGTTGTTTCAAAATCATTTGCTGTAGATCCTTCAAACTCAATGCTTGTACCAAATACACCAACTGCTGCGGGTGCTTGCCACTCAACGCCGTATGTCGCACCTGAATTTGCTGTAAGTACTTGACCGTTTGTTCCAACGCCTAAACGAGCAACTGCATCGTCTGCGCTAGCAACAATCAAATCACCTTTAGCGTCAACGACACCTGCTGTGATAATATTCTTTCCATTAACGGTCGCTGTTGATCCCTCAACTACCAGTCCCGCTTTTACTCTAAAATCTTTTGTTACTGTTGCCATTTTATCTCCTTAGTTAAGCCTTCAAACCAATACGCAAATAGCGCAAGGTAATCGGGGTTTGTCCACCCACTGGAACTACAGTTAATGAAACTGTATCTCCTGCTCTAGACACGGAGATGGTGCCAATATTCCCATCATTGTCTACCGTTCCATATTCGCTGACGCTTACATCTGTATTGTCAGGGACTATGGTTAATTCTGTGGCCCAATACTTATTTGCACCACCAGAAGTCTTTTTAATTGAGACCATATACTTTACTGATCTCCACTCACTTGCTAAAAAGTTATCAAAAATTGTTGAATTCTCAATGCCGTTAATTGTAACTTCATTGTTGCCATCTGAACCAAGATCTGTTGATCTTGCAGAGGTACTGTCAATCAAATCTTCATAGTTTGTTTGACTTGGACGGTCTCCAGTCTGAAACAGAGACTTGATGCTTGCGATTGATAATTTAGCCATACTGGAATTATATCACATATTTTAAAGTATATAGTTAGAGAAACCAATAATCTGTAGCGGAATTGCTGGAATATTACCAAGGCTAGTTGGTATCTGTATTGCTGTAAATCTTATTCTAAATGGTAGCACGGAGTTTATACTTACCCCCCGATTTGGCTGAGTAATTTCTACACTGGGAAAAGAAACTCTTTCAATGGCTTTTGTAAAAACAGGGGTATTGTTATTTATAACAACTGATGCCATTAGTTTGTAACATCCTCAAGGAGAATGATCTTCCCTTGAGCAACTGTCCAAACAAGGGTGTTCTGTGGAAGACGTAATTCAATATCAAAAATATCATTTGTTCTTAGTTGTGCGGTTTGTGCTGCAGTTAGGTTAACCTTAAACTCGCCATCCTCATCTTCTAGGTCTTGCTCTGGTGTAATTGAAAAAATTAACGTTGAGGTATCTGTAATTATTTGAGGCTCAACTGGAGTAGTGGGTCTTTTAAACTCTACCTCAATATCCCAGTCATCAATAGTTAAAGGTTCTTTAGCATCATCTGTTACATAAACACTAAAAGATGCTGTATCGCCCTTTACAATAGTCCAGTTAATAAATGGTGGGGCTTCACCAATATCATAATTAGATGCGCCCTGACCTCTATAAGTTGCCATTATGATAAACCCGCTTTCAGTGATCCCCAAGTCCCGTTACCCTTTGGTTGACCCACAAGGATAATTCCGCTTGATGCATTTTGTTTTAAAACTACCGCTACTGCTCCAGAGCCTGTTGTTGGAATTGTTGCAGTTAATCCCCCGCCATTGGCAACATATAGTTTATTTCCAACGGTATAAGAGTTTGTGTTAATATTTGAAAATACTCCAGACAAAAGAACAACTCCATCAGAACTGTTAGATATAGCAGTTGTTGCTAGTCCTATTACAGGAAATGTTGTTAAATCATCAGAGTCACATTTTGACACTGCTGGCTTTAGTGTTCCATACCCTGAAATATAAACAGGATCGCCTTTAGCAATAGAAGATCCGCTATTATTTGTTACATCAAGGGTGTGGTATGCAGGACCAACTGTTGTAAGTAAGGACTCAATGGTTTCAGCCAATGACTGAATATCTTCGTGAACATTTACTGGATCACTAGATAGTGGATAAGGGATATCATAATTTGTTGTTGAACCTGTAGCCATAGTATTTACCATTATACCACTTCATAGAGATACTTTTATAACAATTTAATAAAAAATGTTAAAACTTTGACTTTTGGGGCAAAAACATGTTATACTTGGAAGTAACACCAGACAACTGGTGCTTTTGTTTCTAGGAGGTTTATTTGATGAGAAGAGACAAGATGGCTTGGATTGGAATCCTATCTTTAGTGGGACTACTTGCACCCGTAAGTAATTCTGCTAATGCACTAACAACTACAACTGATAATAATTTACTAATTAATACGTCTAAGATTACCCCTGCCGACCCTAAGTCGGTTTTTTTGGTTTCTAAGCCAAAAAAAGTTTCAGTTTTGGCAAAGTATGAAAATGCTTCGTCTTTAACAGACTATGACCTAGTTCAACTATTGAAGGCTGTAGGCTTTACTGGAAAAGGTCTTAAGACTGCTTGGGCTGTGGCCAAGGCAGAGTCAAACGGAAGACCTTTTGCATTTAATGGAAATGCTAAGACTGGTGACAGTTCTTACGGGGTATTCCAAATAAATATGATTGGAATCTTAGGTCCTGATCGTAGAGAAAAATTTGACCTAAATGCTAACGCTGAGTTGTTTAACCCAGTAAAAAATGCAACAATTGCATTCCACATGACCAAGGGTGGTACAGATTGGAAGTCTTGGAAATACGCTAAGACTGCTCCTGTACAAAAATGGTTAAAGAAATTTCCACACAAGTACTTATAATACTTAAAATAAAGAACCCCATTGGATTTCTCCTTTAGGGTTTTTTATTTGCCTAAAACTAAATTTTATATTATCTTTTTTTGATGGTCTTTATATTTTTCTCCAGACGTATGAACTCCCTTAAAATACCTTCTTCCTGACTGATGGGGCTTATCTACGTCTACGGTATTTCTCTCTACGCTCAGGTTCATAGACTCTAAAATTTCATTTTCATGAACTTCTATTGGAAAAAGGTCTTGAATAAACTTTAGGTCAAAACCTTCTACAAAGTTTCTAGGAATTGGTAAAAAGGCCCCCAAGGGGTCTCCTTTGCGAATACTAATTTTTAAATTTGGAACGGTAACTTTAAGATTAAAAGTAAAATCTCTTCTAATATTGTCTGTCTCAATAACACCTGTCATAGATACACATCCTGGAATAAACATATTTGGAGGCTGGATCGTCATTAGATTAATGCCTATGGGGGTCTTTAGGGCAAATCTATTCTGAATTGTAATAATACCACTGCCAAAACCAGTTTGAATAATTTGTTTATTACTATTGCTATTATCAATAAAAGTTATAATTGGATTACTTTCTGTACCGTCCCAGATTGCGTCAAAGTCAATTAATGACTTAATCATAAATCCGTATTGGTTACCAATTGTTAAAGGCAAACAATAGTAAAAATGAGAAGTAAACCAATCTCTTTTTAGGTTTCCTTTTAATGGTTCAACTATTTCTTTGTAAAACCCATCATTGTCTAAAGCATGAGGAACAACAATAATTGTGTTCTCTGGCACCTCATATGATGGATCGTTAAGGTGTGGGCCAGACATGAGACCTTTCTTTTTCATATGTCCAGAAAGAGGCAATGGTATATCTCATGTCCCCTTCAATTTTTGTAACTCCGTGAAGATGCTCTGGATCTCCTGGATGCATTGCTAGTGTTCCTTGTTTTGGAACAATTTCAAAATTAAAATTTGGATAAAATGTGTGGCCTCCAGAGTAATTATTGTTTAAATATATAATAGTTCCAAAGACTCTGTGATCAAATCCGACAACATCTGTATTGCTCATATCATCTGCGTGAGGCCCTTGTTCCATTCCTGGAAACCATCTAACAACTTGCAAGGTGTCTGAGTATATTTCTTTATCAAGACCATATTGTTTTTTAATTTGTTCTCCGCAACGAATGTTTGCATCAAGCATTATCAATGCAGACTTTTTATCGTAATTAATCATTTTATAATAATTAATTATTCGTCCATCCCAAAAATCACTTCCACCACTTTCCCACAGATTAGACTCTACAGCAACGCTAATCAAATAATCACAATCTTCTTTTGATAAAAAACTTTCTACAGTTTTTGCATTATTCATCTCTACCCCTATCCATTAGTTCTTTTCTCCATTTACGCCAGCCATCGTATAACTCTCCTAAATTATGCCCAACGTGTTCGTAAAACTCTTTCATACTTCTTTCATAAAAAATATCACCATCTTGTATATCTTTACCTATTAGTATATCAATAATTCTGTCTGTTGTATAGTCTCTTTTAGGAAAATATTCTTCTGGAAAATCTTCGTGAAGTCTTGGCCTTCTTATTCTGTCTGAATATAAATGATAAATAGGTATATTTGACGGAACATACACATTCCATCCTGCAGTAAATGTTCTAAATCCGTTTAAAACTTCTTCTCCCCAAAATAAAACCCATTCTGGCTGGGGAATAGTTTTAAAGTATTCTGCAGGAGCAAAAATAAAATGCCCTGTCATATACCAATCACGAGCATACTCTTTTCCTTCTATAGGCTCCAAGATTGTTCCTCTTGGAGATAAGTCATAAGAATGAAGTAAATTTTCTTTTGTTGTATCTGTGTGCATTACAAAGGAAACTGGATAAGGTTGTTCTTTTTTTTCTTCTGTGCCATCTTCAAAGATATCAAAAACAGGCAAAGCCCCACTTAGTATTGGCTTTTTGTCATCTATTGACTCGATTAATTTAATTAATCTTGTATCCCATCCTTGATCAAATCTAGAATGTGAGTCTATCTGAAGTATATAGTCATAAGTATCATCAAGCCATTTTAAACAACGATTTCTGCATGCTGTAACACTAAACATCTTACCAGCAAGTTCTAGGTCATATTGAACCTTTCCATCATAAGTTCTTTCTAGTTTTGATGACTCAATTTCGTGTTCTAGTGCATGAATAAAACATCCAACCATGATATTCTCTGGATAGTCTGCTTCACAAATTAATGAATCAATTGTGCCTTGTAAATATGGATCTCTATAAGACGCTAAAGATACATATATTTTTTTCATTTACCATTTTCCTAAAGGGCACACTGCATCTTTAAGTTTTGTTTTTGCTGCCATAAAACACCCACATTTCTTACATTGAGATGTTAATTTTATTAATTCTGGACATGCTTTGCATAATTCAAATCTTGAATCAGAAATACTTGAATCTTCTAAATATTTATCAGGATTAACCATATCCCAAGGACGAGTATTTCCAATATTTTGTTTGTATTTTGACCAATTGCTATTAGACATTGTAAGGTTGACCAATTACAAGAGAATCTGGACTATTTGTTATATCAACAAATATTGGATTACTTGTAAATAACGCCCAATTTCTTTCATCACACATAATTGTGTCTGCTACTTCTCCATCAACTACTACTGCAATTTTATAATTTGTTACAACTTGATGTTCTGACATTTTATTACCTCCTATCTTATTCTATCATATAGAATTATGTTTGGCAACATGAGTAGTACCATGTTCCAGTTGTATATGCATACCAAGATACAGACCCACAAGAGCCATTGCTGACGGTTTGATTTCCTGGAGGGCTTACATATATGCTGCCTGTATTTACAGTTGTTCCTGTAATACAATTTCCATAATTTGAACCTAAATCTGGACCTCTAGTTGTATAAGTTGCACCCGCAGCAAAATAATTCCACATTGTAAGATTAACGCTTGATCCTGATGAAACTACAGTTCCTGATGCAGGAGATTGACTTTGAACCTTGCCCTCATTTGCAGGATCAGAAGTGTTTGATCCAGTTGCAAAACTTCCTGTTGATAGGCCTGCTGCTGTGATTGCAGACTGTGCTTGAGAAGATGTTAAACCAACAACATTAGGGACAGTATAGGTAATTGGTGGTGGCGTAGTTGGTGGTGGCGTAGTTGGTGGTGGCGTAGTTGGTGGTGGCGTAGTTGGTGGAGGAGTAGCAGGTGGAGGAGTAGCAGGAGGAGGAGTAGCAGGAGGAGGAGGTGGTGGAGGTGGTGGAGGTGGGGCTGCAGGGCTAACACTTGTTGAAGCAGTTGAAATATCTGAGGACACCCCATAAGGAGTATTAGCAATTACCGTAAATGTATACGCTGTACCATTTGATAAAGAACTTACAGTAATTGGCGAAGTGGTACTAGTGCCAGTTATACTTCCAGGACTTGAGGTAGCAACGTATGTTGCCTCACCAGTCTTGCCTTCATATGTTGGCTGGGTAAAACTAACAGTCGCTGATGCATTTCCAGCACTTGCGCTTACTGAAGTTGGAGGATTTGGTTTTTTTCCACCAGAACTGTTATTCCCAATTACTGGCATTAAGCACTCAGATCGCCAAGTGCAATCCAAGTATTCTCGGCTCGTTTAATTAATGTACAAGAGGAATACTGTGTTCTTAATTTTGCTGCATTTGTAGAAACTTGAGGTGTACAATTTAAAGTAACTCCAGCAGTTACCACCACTGTTGTTGCTCCAGTTCCAATTTGTACTATATTGATTTGGGCGCCGATGGGATAAGCAACAGATGAATTTAGTGGAATGGTAAATGTATTAGCAGAAGAATTATTCATTTCAACTATTTTACCGTTGTCTGCAAGTACTGAAGTATACGCGGTTCCAGTTTGAGCGTTAAGTGCAAGGTTGATAATTGGAGAAGTCAAAGTTTTATTTGTAAGGGTTGCCTCATTATTTAATGTAACTTCTGGGGTTGTCCACTCAAGCCCTGTTGCTGTTGCGCTGTTTGCTGTAAGATATTTACCATTAGAGCCAACTGACAAAACAGATAAAGTGTCATTTGCTGATGCTGAAAGTAGGTCTCCCTTAGCATTAAAACTTGTTGCCTGGATTGCGCTGCCGCCAGTAATAGCGGTAATTTGTGTCTGAAGGTTATTAAGTGTGTAGGCTATTGATGGATTAATAAGGTTTGCAGCAACAGTTTCTGCTGTATTAAAAGTGTCACTTCCATAGTGATACGTTCTAAGGGCAACCTGAATGTCTGCCTGATCGGAAAGACCTGGAATTTTTGTTGGTACTAGGGTACCGATTGATTCTATTGCCATATTTTCACCTCACCAAGATTATACCATAATTAGATAACTACTGATATAAGAAGATGTACTGTAACCCCTCCTGTTAAGTTAGACCACGCACTACTTGTATATTTTGCTGCATTAAGATTAATTACTAGGTCTGTTCCTGCCCCTGCTAAGGCGGGGACTTCAATTGACGAAGCAATTGGTGCAGTATTCTCAATACTATATTGAACATTAAAGTTAGATGCTGTAAGTGGTGATCCAGATACCGTGACTATGTTTGCAATTGGAATTAATATTGATGCTTCTCCAGAAGTAAATGTAACTGTATGTCTTTTAGAATAAAGAGTTGGAGAAATTTTTAAAACTTGAACCCAAGTGTTTCCTCCAACTTCAGATATGTATTGGTAAAGATATCCATAATTGGTTCCTGGTGCAGAGTTAATATACATATCATAAAGATTAATTGTTTCTGTAAAAATAGCACCGCTTGTAGTCAGAGAGTTTGGCTCTCCTGCTCCAACAAAAAACTTACTTCCTCTTTGTCCAGTTGGCCCGATATCTACTAAAAGTTCTACAGTTTCTGGAGGTCCTAAAACTGTAATGTCATCATTAGATAATAGTACATCTGGCATTAAACGGCACCAGTAATATCATCTGTTACTGTAATTGTTCCAGTAAGTAGTGTAAAAATAACATCTGGGTTTGGTGTTGCATCTGTGATTTGAACATCATAGACATATGTTCCAGCAGCAAGTGTGCGGCCTACGGTTGGGGTAATCGTGCATGTAACAATATCGGTTGTTGTATTGACAACTGCGGAAGCCTGATACTGTGTTCCAGTTGAGCCACGCACATTTGCAATTGTAAAAGTTGCAGAATAATCTGTTAAATCAAAAGAAGATCCATCGTTTGCATTTTTGGGACGGGCTACAAACTGTGCCGTATCACCACGATAATAGTTAAAATTATAAATACTTGGAAATGCCATTAATATCCTCCTGATCCATTATACCACTAAGAAACCGATATATACATGCCTTTTAGCATAATAGTGCTTTCATTATCTGCTCTTGCTTGAATTATTCCACCCTCTGATTTTATCTTTGAAAGATCTACATATAAGGTTTGGTTAATAGACATTTCATATGAATACTTATATTTAAGCATTCCTATATATCCCGTTGGAGATTCTACTCTTGGAATATACGTTCTTATCCAGGCTTCTGTGCTATTAGTGTCGGTACTAAGTGCTATATCATATCTTATGTCTATTCTAGCCCCAACCTTAAGTTGCTTAAAGTTAATCCTTTGAGTAACTGAGTTCCAAAGCGATACTGAACCTTCTGGAAGAAATTTTAAGATGTTGGCATCTGCATCATCATCCATCAATATATCTACCCAACCATCATCGCCTCTATCAGGTCCAAGAAATAATGGTTTTTTATTTTTGTTTTGATAATATGCCCAACCTGGATATTGACCTGAAGGACTTTCGTAGCCTTCTCCTCCACCTCTGCCAGCCTCACCTCTAGGTCCTTGTGGCCCTTGTGGTCCATCTTTACCATCTTTACCTGGAATGCCTCTTTCGCCCCTTGGCCCCTCTGGACCTTGTGGACCTGCTGGACCTACCTCACCTTTTTCTCCTTGAATTCCTGGAACGGCAATGTATTCGGTATTATTGGCTTCTATGCTTTTTGTTGACTTAACTGCTTCAGAATACTTTGTTTTTGGACCATCCATATTTTTTGATATGGCCATATTTCTACTTCTTTACTTTAAAAACAGTCCCATTAACTTTTATCAATGGTGGAAGTTTTGGGTTAGTATCCTTAATCTTAATTATCATTAAGAGACTCCCCCGATAGTATTTCTTGTATTCCCTGGAGAAACATCTCCCAGTACACAAATCGTTCCAATAACTGGTGTCCAGGTAATTGTTGATGCTCCGTCTGGAACTATTGCTTGCAAGTCAAAAGATAATTCTGCAACAACTGAGCGATACTTTAATCCCCAGTTTTCTGTCACCTCTGCTGGTGCGCTTACTGTTACTACTGACCCATCTACAGAAACCTCTAACTCATCTAGAATGTCTGAGGTTGGATCATAAGCGGTGGCTGCAAAAGCCCACCCATCTGTATCAAATTCTGTAACTTCGTCATTTTCAAGAAATGAGACTGTAAATGAAGCATAGTCTCCACGAACAACAGTCCATTGAATATTTGCTGGGGTTGCCCCAAATTTTTCTATTGTCGGTGAGCACATATCATTGATTATACCATAAAATAAGGCTGGACACTCAAGACAGTCGGGGTGGGTAGAAAGATCTTGAGTGCCAGCACTTTAGATTATATATGATTATTTTAAATAAGCCAGGTATACAGGAATTGATAACAAAAAGTTATATAATTAATATCGTTATAAAAGAGTTATAAATGGATTCATACTATATGTCCGTTTTATCCTATTAGTCCAGGGTATTGATAGTGTATACTTAAAATATATAAAGAAAAGAATATACTGTAAAAGTTATATACTTATATATAGTATATCTTCTATATAGTAGTTACTTGTTATGATCTTTAATATGCTCGATCAATAGATCAAACATCTTGTCAGTTTTTTCTTCAAGCCGATTAACAGAGTCTTTCATACTAGACCCAGAATTGGGTTTAAGTTCGCTCAAATAATGTTTTACGAGAAATTTAACTCCGCCGACAAGAATACCAAAAATTGTCAAACAAGTTAAAGCAAGTCCAGCCCAGTCTTGTGGAGTCATAAAGATTATTATATCATTATTTAAGATAATATAAATAGTTTTAAATTTCGGCGGGATACAAAGCGAGCCGAAAATAGAGGTTATACAAACCTCCCCCTAGACAACATATGGGAGACACTCCCAAGTATGTCTACAATGGCTTCCAAACCCCTATATGGGCTATAATAGGTATATGGATATATTCTTAGTATTGGTTTCTCCGATAATCATCGTAGCAGCCTTAGTGATGTGGATGTTTGAAAATGTCGGATGATGCAAAACCATGGGATCTTATAAATGGATCTCCTAGAGCGCCAGAAGATATTGCTGCTGAGCGTTTGGCGATATGTAAGACATGCGAATTCTTTCGTAAAGGAAACCAGAGTTGTAAGAAGTGTGGTTGTTTTATGAAGTTGAAGACTCTTATAGATAAGGCTAAGTGTCCTATTGATAAATGGTGATTATTCGCCATACACCAGGTGAAGGTTTGTATCCCCTCGAATTTTTAATTATAACAAACCGTTATAACTAAATACCTAAAACCTCTTCGTCCAAACCTTGTTCTATGATTATAGGTTCACCCATATTGTTGGTTGCTACTATAGGTGTAGATTCATACTGGAATTCTGGATCCCAGGCTGACTCTGTTTTGAGTATGCCTAGGTCTATATATTCTTCAAAGTTGTCTAATATTCCCATACCGTCAATTATACCCCAAATCTGAAAAATTTTGTAAAACCAAAATAGCAAAAATCTGAATATTTTGTTCAGATGTATGATACATATATTGTAAAAAATAAATAAGAATAATTAGTGAGCACACTACGGAGATTTCTCTATGTAGTAGTACTCACTAGGTTAGTGTACTGGTACCCGCAAATTTTTAGATACTAGTACGCCTAAATTTATTTAGACTAGTACCCGCTAAATTTTGCTTTCGCCTTGCAGGTATCCGTCTATCCCTAGTAGGTCGCACGTTACTTTCATACGCTGACTAGGTTGTAGCGTTGACTTAAACAATTCTATAAAGTCGTAGACCTCTTGCTTAGTTGAGAGATTGATATTGCGAGTGTTACCCGCCATTGAGGTTAGTGTTACTTTCATTTAGTTTCCTACACTTTCTAATAGTTCTGCCATAGCGATTTGGATTTGATTGTATGCGTTAGCACAATCGTAGCAATATGTTTCTGTAGGGATACCGCCGAGCATAAGGGCAGCGATTCCGCTATAGACTAGTTCTGTGTTTTCACAATGAATAACTTTGCATTTCATTTATTTATTTTCCTTTTTAGTTAGTAGAGATAGGGCTTGTGCAAGGCTTTCCTTGCGTTGCGCTTCTATATGCGCTTTGTATTCGTCAAGGTTCATCGTGAAACCTTCCAATCTGTCCACATAGGTAGACGCTCTGGGTCGGTATCGTTATACCAACGCTCAATGTTATTCTCACAACTTTCGCAGAAAGTGTATTCGGTATCGTGTACCTCTGAGATAGCGGATAGATGAGGGGTATGCTCTTTGCATATTGTTAGTGTAGTCATTTTTGACCACCTTTCTTTTTTTTCTTAATATTTATTTTCTTACTATGTAAGTGTAACACACAAAACCCGTACTGTCTAGTATACTGGCTAGTAGTCTCACTATTTGGAGCGTGTG